ATAAATAAGGCATCCAAAAGGGTATTAGAAAATTTAGAAAGACTAACCGATCCTAACCAGTTTGATGAGAAACCTGAAGAAGTGGGTAAGGGTAAAAAAAAAGATGGCGAAATCGTAAAGTAGATGAAAGCAATTAGAATCATATTCGTATCTTTAATTATTGTAACTCTAGGTGCTTGTTCTATGATGGGAGAAAGGGTTAAGCCAGTTTCTGTTACAACAATCGCTAAACAACAACCTATGTACCATCCGCCTTTACCAATGGAAGTACAAATGGACCCTGTTGATTGGGAAATACTAACACCAGATAGTATTCAATTGTATTTAGACAATCTAAAAA